TAAAAATAAAATGAAAGAGATTGGCAGATTAGATGTCAATCAACACCAGATCTATATTAGATTTACCTGCACACCTGTAAATACTATTTAACTCATTTTAAACCCCGTAAATTCCGTGCACGTACTATTACGGGGCCAAAGGCTCGGAGGCTACCCCCACCCTGGTGGAGGTCACAGCTTAACGTGAGTGACTTAGCGCGAAGCATTTGTATCGACGCCCTGCCTTTTCACATCTATCTACACATACAACCAATGAAGGACCCACTGCCGTCATTCATTATATGCAAATTCAAAGTATCAACATATCCTGTCAGTTTTAATCTAAGTATGTCACATAGATCAAAACAATCTATCTCAGAAGTTATGGCGATACCTTCCATAATTTGTTTTGTGACTGGTATCAATTGATACAAACCATCATTAAGAATGATCAGTTCCATATTTTTTGGTGCCCCAATCTACAATTCTTTTTAAACCTGGTGCAGACAATTGCATATCTACGCCAAAAGGTTTCCATGCTTGCTTTATTAGATTTAATTCTAATAATAGAATGGACCATTGTTTTTTTGTAATACCTTTAGGTTTTATTGTTATTACCTTATCTTTCACATTATTGACCCGTATATCTCATCATACTAGTTGTAGCATTGTTTTCATGAGTTGGTGCAACTACTACTTGAGGAGTTGTAACCTCTTGCTTTGGCCACACACCGTATTTTGTATGAAACGCAAATTGATCTAAGATTTTATGATCTAGTTCTTTTTCTTTTAAATCATTATATCTTTTTAACTCGTTTATTAGTGTTTTGAACATTTGTTCCTCTCTTTCTTTAATGATAATATAATATCCTATAAAATATTGTCAACCCTTATTTTCCCTGGCCCCGGTATTTTTTAAAACTACGCCGGCGGGATTTGTTCATTTTTGCAAGACTAGGATTTCTACCTATATTTGTCTTGTGAAATACGGGCTCGTGTGCAACCTTTGAGTACAAACTTTTAGCTTTCTTGGCCACTAAAATAATCCTTTACTTTCTCTGTATTTTGTAACGCTGGTATGTAACTTATCTTACCATTTATATGTTGCTGTAGATCAGAACCACAACTAATACATCTATACATTTCTGAAGTTATCCCAACTAGCATTGTCAATTCCTCACATGATGGACATATACCATTAACAATCTCTGTTTGAAACCTTATAGATTTAACCATCAGTCTAATATTAGAGCCTTGATAGACTTTTCTCCCATGTAGATCTCTGTCTCTGCCTTACCCTTATAGCATTTGTAGGATACGGATTCTGAATATTCACGTTCCGCGGTCCTCTTGCCACGTAAACATGCAGCCATGTTATCCTGGATACGGTGTTCCTTGATCTCTCCGTTGATGAACATAAGCAGGGCTACCACAGACTCGATCATAATACCTTACCTTTGTTCTCACCTTCTTTAACAACATATTTCTGTGTACCATTCTTACCATGTTCTACAGATTTTTTTAATTCTTTTACGTATCTCATTTGTTTTGTTGTTCTATTTATTTCAGCTATATAGTCTAAAATTTTTCTAGTAATTCTTCCCGTTGCCATTGTATTTGATCTCCCTGTTTGCATCTTTTAATTTTTCTATATCTATCAAAACCTTATCCATCTGTTTTGTTAAAAATTCTATGTTGACTTTGTTCAAAGCCATGTCCTCGATGTGTTTGTTGATACGATCCGTGGTCTTGTACAAATCCTCCAACATCATGTATTGTTCGGAATCTGCCGGAAGACTCCCCATTTGACCCCGCGGCCATTTGATTCTAAACTCTGTGTTCTGTTCGACGTCCTGTTCCATTATTTTAATCTTGGTGTCAGCAATGTTCAGACGTTCAACCATCTGGAAATAACCCATCGTGCCGAGTGCCACGATAATTATCAGACTGGCAACCGTCTTCATTGGCATCTGGACGGCTGCCGATTCTGATATGGTAAGTGGTTTTTTACTCATAAATTATTTTGACCATAACCATTCTACTACCTTTTTCCAAGGCCAGCAGATCATTTCCCAAATCTTACAACAGATCCTTTTACATTTTTTAATCATGTTTTTTCTCCTCAATTTCGTAGAAGAACTTATCAGTGTCTTCTGTTTTCCATTGACCTGTGTCTTCTACATTCCACTCAGATGTCTGCACTTTCCAATCTGGAAT